GCTGCAAGATGCCGTCTTGCAGTGGATGGCTGATGGAGGCGACACGGGACTGCTGCGCACGCTGGTCAAGGACGGCCTGAACCGCACCCACCAGAATCTGCTGAACGACGACCGCTACGACTTCATGCTGTGGCCGCGCAACGAGACCCTGACGATTGCGGCCAACCAGAAGGTCTACGCCCTGCACCCGCAGTTTCAGCATCCGCTCTACTTCTACAATCCCGACACGAATATCTACCTCGAAGAAATCCCGCCCAAGGGCCTGATGGAATCCCAGGCCGATTGGGACGATGGGGAGACCGACGAGGTGGATCGGTTCATGCTGACCGGCGTCTCAAAGGTGCAGGCCCAGCCCGCCACGGCAGGCACTGTGCTTGTGACCTCGACGGGTGGCCAGTCGTCGCCCACCCAGTCTGTCATCATTAGCGGCGTCGCTAACGGCGTGTTCGTGGAAGAGACCCTGAGCTCAGGCACGAACTGGTCCACGCTGACCACGACAAACAGCTACGAGGTCATCACGGACATCACGAAGGTTGGCAGCGGCTGGCAGTGGCCGCTCAGCATCACTGTGGGCGCGACGACCATCGTGACGCTCCCGGCCTCGGCCTTCGGCCAGCAATACCGCATGTTTGAGCTGGTGGAAACGCCCACCACGGCCCAGACGGTCCTCTACCGGTTCTACCGGGAGCCGCGCCAGCTGGTTAACGATAACGACATCCCGGACCTGCCGGGCCAGTTTGACGACATCCTAATCTACCAGACCCTGCTGGCGATGGTGGGCTACACCCGGGCCAACCCAGACGAGCAGCAGCTTTGGCAGGCCCAGATTCGGCGCCTGACCGACGTGCTCCAGATGACCTACCGCTCCTCTCGCACGATGGGCGGACGGCCCATCTATACCCGTTACATCCCGAGGGTCTGATGGAAGACCTCTACCAAGAGCAGACCAATTGGAGTGGGGGCACGCAGCCCGGCACGCCCGTGGACCGCGTCCCGGAGACGGCGTTTGCCAGCGGCATCAACACGGCCTTCCGCGAAATCGGCTCGGGCACGGCGCTCATCGGGTGCCGTCCCGGGCTGACCACCATCAACACGACGGCGCTCGGGGGCGGCAGCGGCGACCCCAACTTGGACTTTGCCCGCCTCTATACCTACGACACCGGCAGCACCTACAGCAATTTTATGGCGGTCGTCGTGCGCAATGGCAAGCTCTTCTACAAGAATCCAAACAACAGTTTTACCAGTGAAGTGACGATTCCGGCGGGGTGGAGCTACGGCAGCGGCACGCAGTGCTTCACAGCGGGTGACTTTGCCATTGACGGCACGGTCTTCAACAACCGCCTCTTCCTCCTCAAGCAGTCCGCTACGCCCGAACTGCGATCCTTCACAGGCACCAGCACCGCCCCCACCGTGGCCGTGCCTTGGGGCCTGTCGCCCATTGGCACCGTCGCCGCCAGCGCCGTGGCCAGCGGCACCAGCCTGCCCGCTGACACCTACGACGTCGCCATCACCAGCTACCACAGCACCACGGGGGCCGAGTCCAGCCTGTCTGCGAGTCTTGCCGTCACGACGACAGCGGGGCAACGTATCCAAGTCACCATTACGCCTACGGCATCCGAGAGTGCCCTCTACACAAACTGGCGCGTCTACCTGCGCCGCCGCACCACACAGTCTCGGCTCTATCTGGTCAGCACACTGGGCACGGGGGGCAATATTGCCATAGGCACCACCACCGTTTATGTGGACCTGACCGGCGCCCAAATCTTGGCGCAGAGCACTGCCGCCCCCTCCACCGTCGAGAACAATCCCCCGCCGTCCTCGGCCAAGTTTGTCTGCACCTATGGGCGACGGGTGCTGCTGGCCGACGAGCGCAATGTTTACTGGTCCAAGCCGGACAAAGCGGACAACTTCCCGCCGCTGAACTACGAGCCCATCGAGACGGGCGAGGGCGACACCATTACCGGTATCTACCCCTTCAGCGACGAAGTGGCGCTGGTCTTTACCACCACGGCGATTTGGGGCATTTTCGGCAACGACCCGCAGACGTGGACCATTAAGGCCATTGACCACACCATTGGCTGTCTGTCCCATCTGAGTATCATCGAATTCAACGGCCAACTGGGCTGGTGGTCGGACGCCTACGGCCCGGTCGTCTACGACGGAACGACGATCATCAGGCTGGGCGAGCGCGAGTTGGGGCGTTCCTCCTACATCGAGGAGTTGAACCTGAGCCGGATCAGCCGGTGCTGGGCCGGGCACGACCCCAAATACAGCCGCGTGATCTGGGCGACGCCCGCCAGCGGCACGACGCGGAACAGCCGGATGTTTGTCTACAACTATCAGGTGGGCAAATTTGAATCCGAGCAGTGGGACCCGATGCCCGCCGCGTGCCTGACGATGGCCTATCACAGCGATGGGTCCATTAAGCTATTTTTGGGCAGTGACAGGGGCCACGTCTTCTACTTTGATGAGACCGTGCGCAACGACGGCGTGCCCAGCGGCACGGTGACGGGCACCTTTGTGGGAGCAGGCGCCCTGAGCACCATCAGTGGCACCGGCTTTTACGCGACCAACGACGGCCTGAAGGGGCGCTGGGTCCTGATTGTAGACAGTGACGCTCGCCCGGTCACCAAGGTCGAGATTGCCAGCAACACCAGCACCACCCTGACGATGGCGACCTCGCCTAGTATGACAACGGGCAACGTCTACACTTATTACATCGGAAGCCCCGACCTGCGTGTGGGCACCCGGTCCTATGACATGGGGCGCACCTTCTTCCGCAAGCGGTTCGACCGCCTGTATGTCCATGCCAAGGCCAGCACGGCGGGGGCCAACAACGTCTGGCTGACGACGCAAATCAACTTTGCCACGGCGGCCACGGCGACGGGTCAGAGCTTGGGGCTTGGGGGAGCCAAGTGGGGGCCCAGTAACATCAATGTGGGCGTCTGGAATACCAGTCAGTGGGTGGGTGAACAGAACATCAAGAAGCGGTTTGCCCTCTTTACGCCGGGCCAAAACCTGCAATTGAACCTTCTCCAGTCCCACACCAACCAAGACGTCATCATCTCGGCAGTGGGGCTCTTGGCGGGGGTGCAGTCGGAGCGCTACTTTGGCTGACATTATCGGGCTGAGTAAAACTGCGCAGGACGCCGACTTCCTCCGGCAGGTGCCGTTTCGGCAATACGAAAAGGTCGAGGTGACCTTTGCCGTGGCCGACCAAGATACCCCGGTGGCCTACACCCGGCTGACCCCCACGAACCTTAATACCGTGAGATTTCTTGACATTGGGGACAAAAGCGTGTATACTCCTTCGACAGGGGCCGCAACAGCAACGCACGTCTACCGGACCCCGGTACCCTGGGAAACGCCCCAACTGATCTACCTGCGGTCGAGCCAAGCGGGCTACTCGACCACCCTTCTCCTCTTTGTGGAGCGTGGCTAATGGCGCTGAGTATTCCCAATACGTTTACCGCAGGCACAGATATTGAAGCCACCCCGATGAATGCGAATTTCGCGGAGGTGGCCAACGCGGTGGACAAACGCGGCGATACCGTCACGGGGAACATCAATGCCAATGCAGGCATTAAGTTTGACGGCGTTGATCTGTCCACCATTCCTGTGGACGGCAGCGGCAACTACCAGGCGCCCCTGTTTGACTACATTTCGACGACAACCAACCAGACGCTGACCTTCAGCACCTCGACCCCCAACAAGGTGGTCGTGAACACCGGGTCCTCGGCCATTACCGTCTACCTGTGGGAGGCGCTGGCGGCGAATAAGGGGGCCATTGTCCACGTCAAGAAATTTGGCACAGGTGATATCATTATTACCCCGCACGGCGGCCAGACGATTGACGGGGCCGCCTCCGCGTCCATTACGACCCAATACAAGGCCCTGATGCTGGTCTCTACTGGCACGAACTGGGTGGTGCTCTAATGAGTCATATTCCAACACCGGTAGCGGTCGGCGAAGGGGGCACTGGCGCCTCCTCCGCCTCCACGGCGCGGAGCAATCTGGGCTTGGGCACCATAGCCACTCAAGCCGCGAATAGCGTCAGTATCACGGGCGGCACCATCACAAACATTACAGACCTCGCTGTCGCTGACGGGGGTACCGGAGCGAGCACCCTCACGGGCTACGTTAAGGGTGCAGGCACCTTGGCCCTCACGGCATCGGCGACTATCCCCAACACCGATATCACTGGGCTCGGCACAATGTCCACTCAGGCCGCGAGCAACGTGGCCATTACGGGGGGATCGATTTCGGGCATCACCGACCTTGCGATCGCGGATGGGGGCACGGGCGCCTCGACCGCTTCCACGGCCCGCACGAATCTGGGCACGAATGACGCCGCCAACCTGACGACGGGCACGGTGGCTACGGCGCGACTGGCGACTGGCACCGCTAACAGCAGCACCTATCTGCGCGGGGACCAGACGTGGCAGAATCCGGTGGCCGCCGCTTGGCCGGTGGGCAGCGTGTTCCTGTCCGTCTCCAGCACCAATCCTGCCACGTCGCTAGGCTTTGGAACGTGGGCGTCATTTGGCGCAGGCCGGATGCTGGTCGGCTTCGATGCCAGCCAGACAGAATTCGATACAGTCGAAGAGACAGGCGGGTCCAAGACCACCACACTGGCGATCACCAATCTGCCCGGGCACACACACGGCATTTCGGACCCGGGACACAGCCACACCATTTCAGTTTTGGACCCCGGCCACAACCACACGCAGAACGCCCATAGCCACTCCGTCACCGCGACGGATGCGGGCCACACGCACACGCAGGCGTCCCACAACCACACCATTACGATTTCGGACCCGGGCCACGTTCACGGCATTGTAGACGATTTAGGTGGGGGCGGCAACGTGGCGGCGACGACCACGGGCTTCTATGACACCACGTCCACGTTCAACACGCTGGCCGCCCAAACAGGCATCAGCGCGAGCAGCTCGAATGCAACCCCGGCCATTAATACAGGTTACGCAAGTATTTCAGCGTCAGCGGGGAACGAGACGGCGACGAACAACAGCAACATAACGGGTATCTCGGCATCGTCCAACTACGTGCCGACCGGAATCACGACGCAGAGCGAGGGCAACGGCACCGCCGCGACCACGCTCTCGCCCTACATTGTAGTCTACATGTTTAAGCGAACTGCCTAATGGAGAATCTCATGAATCAACTCGTGGAACTGATTGTTGGGAGTGCGGTGAGCGTAGCGGCCCCGGCGATTGCGGGCGTGGCCGTCAAGCTGTTCCAGAAGTTGCGCTTTGATGTCGATGAGGCCAAGCGCCGCAAGATTGAGGCGACCGTCATCGACGTGCTCTACGAGGCCGAGGAATGGGCCGCCGACCGCCTGAAGGCCAAGCTGCCGGTGCAGTCGGGCCAGAAGCTGTCTCGCGCCGTTGCTAAGCTCGTGGACAAGATTCCGGGCATCAGCGAGGCGCAGGCCGAAGCATTGGTGCGTCAGACCCTTCCCCTGCTCTCCATGGGTGCCTCGTGGGCCCTGCGGCGCGCCAAAGACGCGTCCGCCAAGTAGCCTCCCGCCGTGGACGTCACCCCCTCCTTCCTCTTGGGCGCCCTGACCGCGCTGATCGCGCTGGTGGCGTGGGCCGTGCGGGTGGAAGCCCGGGTGCTGTCCCACGCCGAGCGGCACGCCCAGACCGAGGAAAAGCTCAAGGACATCAAGTCCGAGACCTTGCGCGTCATTGACGAGGTCCGGGCCGATATGCGCTACATTCGCCAACGCCTCGACGAGATTGCAAAGGAGCGTCATGCTGACAGCTGAGCAGCAGCAGGCCATTGCCAGCGCCATCATTGAGCGCGAAGGCGAGCTGAGCAACCACCCGGCAGACCCGGGCGGCCTCACGAAGTTTGGCATCAGCCAACGCACCTACCCGCACTTGGCCATTGCCAGCCTGACCCGGGCGCAGGCCCAAGCCATTTACGTGCGCGACTTTATTCGCGCCTACAAGCTGCACGAACTCTCGAACGTCCAGAACGCCGAGATTCTGGCCGATGCCTTTGTCAACGGCTTCCCGCTTAAGCGTCTCCAGCGCCTGCTCCGCGTTGACCCGGACGGGGTCATCGGGCTGCAAACCCTGAAAGCGATGGACAACGCCAGCCCCAAGCAGCTTCTCGACTGGCGCTTGGACTGGTATGTACAGGTGGTCAAGCATCCCTTTTTGGCCGGGTGGGTTAACCGCCTGAGAAAGTTGGGCTTCTAATGCGTCAACCAGATTATAAAACGGCCAACCGCCAGATGGGCTTTGTGCCCGGGATGAAGCCGCCCCGCACCACGCAGCAGAACACGGCCCCGATGGGGCTGGGCCAGCCCGCTGGGCAGCCCGGTCCCGCGCAACCCGCCGCCCCCATGCCCCCGCAGCCGGGGCCCATGGCGCAGATGGGCGGGATGCCCCCGGGGCCACCCCCCATGGGCGGGATGCCCCCACCCCCTGGGCCGATGGGGCCACCGCCGCCTCCCCCGGGACCGTCCCGGGCCGACCTGGAACGCCAGCTGTGGGCCAGCCGCAATAGCCGCAACCCCGTGGCGGTGCTCGCCGACGCCTACCAGCGTGTGCTGGGCCAAGCGCCCGATTACGACACCATCGACGAACTGCTCCAGCAGCGCGGCATCGACGACAGCCTGCGGCTCCTCCTGGGCCAGAATCCACAGTCGCTGCTGCGGGGCACAACCGACCTTCCGGCGGGCTATATGCGCCGCGCCATTCTGGGACGCTAGCCCATGGCCTACGAGAACGAAAATCAGACCGGCTACGGCGACCAGCCGCAGGGCTACGGAGCGGCCCCGCAGGGTCCCAACGCCAACGGCCAGCAGCAGAGTGCCTACAACGCCCTGCGCGCCGCCTACAAGCGCTACCTGAACCGCGAGCCTTCAGACAGCGAGCTGGAGTCCCATCTGGCGGGCCGCTACGACAGCGCCACCGTCCAGCGCGCCCTCCAGGTCATTCAGGGCAGCCAAGAAGCCCAGCAGCAACAGCAGGCCCAGCCTCCGGCGACGACGGCTCCAGGGTCCACGGGTGCCCCCACCAACCCCTTTACCCGTGAGCAGCGGGACCAGCTGACGTGGGGCAACGTAGGCCGCATGGAAGGCTTCCAGGTGGGCAGCGACTACGGCGGCGACATGAAGGCCCGCAACTCGGTTAAGAACACGTTTGGGCGCATTGCCTCCCGCTACCCGGCGACCCCGGACGGCCTGAAGATGGCGATGCAGGACCCCGAGTTCAAGCAAGCCTTCCCCAGAGCCCGCCTCATCGACCACCCGGCGGGCGATAAGATCGACTTTGGCGGCGTCCTCTCTGACTTTGAGAGCGGCAGCCCGGTGGGCGTCGTAGACGTGGGCCGCTCGTTTGCCCAAGGCCAGAAGGACCAGACGGCCTTTGTGTGGCAGCCCGAGGACACCTCGTCCAACGCCTACCAGCGTACCCAGGCCGCCATCCTTGCTCGGGGTAGGGCCCAGACGGGCCAAGAGGGCCCCGGCTACCGTGCGTCAGATGCCGTGCTCACGCCGGGCGCCAGTGCCGAGTCTGACCCCCTCGCCCAATATCTCGCCTACCTCCAGTCCCTGATGGCCTCCGCGCCGCCACAGGAAGAGACCCCCCTGTTCTAAGGAGCCCCTATGGCCTACGGTGACCCCCCAGAATCGCAAATGCAAATTTACGGGCAATCGCAGAGCCCGGCTCGACGGCGCCGTTCCCAGAACCCTGGTGGCTTCCAAATGCAGGACTCCGAATCCCAGGAGCCCCAACAGCAGCCTCAGAACGACTTTGCCGACTATCTCCAGCAAAGTCGCGGGGACCAGCAGCCTTTTCCCCAACAGCAGGGGCAAATTCAGAATCAAACCTACCAGAAACAATACACGCCCCAGCAGCAGCAGTATGACCGTGCAAATGAGCGGCCGGTAAATATGGACTACACGCCCCAGCGGGAGCAGAGGGCATCGAGGATGACTCTAGGCCCAGAAAGTCTTCAACGAAATATGGCCTACACGCCCCAGCAGCCTTCGCCTCAACAGCAGACACAGCCGACCCAGAACACCGTGGCGGGTTTCCAGGACTGGGCGAGGGGCCAGTATGGACGGGAAGCCACCCCTGAAGAACTGCAGCAATTTGCGCAGCAGGCGGGCATTACGGACCCAAACAACATTACGCCGCAACAGATGCAGGCCGCACAGAACGCTGCCAGCCAATACGCCCAATCGCAGCAAGCCCAACAGCCGCAGCAGCCTCAACAGCAAGCTCAGCAGCCTCAACAGCAGTCGCAGCAAGCCCAGCAGGTCCAACAGTCTCAGCAAGGTCAGCAGCAGGCTCAGGCCCAAGGCACCCCCGCCGCCGTCACCCAGTTCCAGAACTGGATGCAAAATAATTTTGGAGCGCAAGCCACCCCGCAGCAACTACAGCAGGTTGCGGAGGCTGCAGGCATCACCGACCCCAACAACGTGACGCCCGAGCAGCTGCAAAGGGCGCAGTCTGCCATGAGGAACCTGCAACAGTTCCAAGGCAATCTGGGGGCGGTGCAATTTGCCCAAGTGGGTCAGCCAGGCCAGATGCAAACCTTTGAGCAGTCGCAGGCACAGGGTCGTCAACTGGTAAGCCCCTATCAGCCCAACGCGAACCTAGCCCAAGGCCAGCAGCAGGCCGCTAACTTCAGCCAATACCTGATGAACCAACAGGCCCCCCAATATACGGCGCCTGCGGGCCAACAGGCTAACTACGCCCAACAGCAGGGGTTCGTTGACCAGATGGGCCGAATGCAGCAGGGCCAGTTCCAAGCGCCCACGGGGGGCCCCACCCCTGACTTCACCCAGCAGCAGACCATTGCAAATCAGTTGCAGGGGATGCAGACGGGGCGCTTTAACGCCCCGACCGGCGGCCCCACGCCCGACTTCAATCAGCAGCAGTCGCTGATCAATCAGATGCAGGGTGTGGCAGGTCCCCAAGTCAACCAAGGGTTGCAAAATCAACAACAAGCCGCCATCAATCAAGTTCAGGGCATGAACGTTGGACCTTTCCAAGGCCCCGAGGCCGTAGCCATGGCCGAGCGCAATCGCGTCCTTCAGGCCGTCATCGGACAGCCCGAGGTCTTTGGGCAGCAGCAGCAGGCCCAAATGGCGGAGCAGCAGAAGGAACAACTTCTTACCCAGCAGCGAGAGGCGGAAGGCCGCTTGGGTCAGTTGATGGCCTCACGGGGCCTCAGTGGACGGGGCGGTGCAGACCTTGGAGCACAAGTTGGGCTTCAGGAAAATCTGCTGTCCGGGCTCTTGGCCGGGCAACGGGACATCGCGCTGAGGGCTGCGGAGGCCAATCGGGCGTCGCAGCTCGGCGCCATCAACGCCGTCACCGGGGCGCAGCAGGCCGACATGGCCCGGGCCGCGCAGGGCTTCCAGACGGGGCTCGCCGGGCAGCAATTCAATCTGGGCGCACAGCAAACCGCCGCGCAACTCGCCGGGCAAGCCGGGCAACAGCAGTTCCAGCAAGGGTTGGCCGGAGCGGAATTCACGCGTGCGGGCCAACAGGCGGCACTCGCGGGGCAACAAAACTTGGCTCAGCAGCAGATGGCCCAAAACCAGCAGACATTTGGGCAGTCGCTGGCGGGCTTCCAAGCCAATCTTCAGGGCACCCAGGCCAATCAGGCCGCGTTGCAGGCA